AGCGCTTGTGATAGCAATTTCCCACTTGGTACAAAGTTTGTTGTTACTTATCAAAACAAAAGCGTTGAAGTTACTTGCAATGATCGCGGAAGTTTCTCAGAAAAGTATGGTCGAGTTATGGATTTATCAAAAGAGGCTTTCTCGCAGTTGGCACCGCTTTCAAAAGGTATATTGGCAGTAAACATAAAGGAGATCAAATGACAATAATATTATTTGGAATTTTAATCATAGCATTGAGTATTCAAATGGCTCTTGTCACAAAAGTGTTATGTGATGTCAGAAAATACACTCAATTCAATGGCTGTGATATTGGCGACGCAAAATGGAGTCTTTCAATGGTTGAAAAAATGCTTCAAAAGCATGTCTACAATTCACGCAAGAGGCACACAACACTTCGAAAAGTTGTCGGTTATGATCTTGACAGACTTTACAAAACAACAAGATTGTTGAATCAAAAAATTGAAACTAACAATGAGAGATTATCAAAGCAAGCGGATTTTATGATGAAATCTCAAGCATTGATTATGGGAACTGTCTCAGAAGTTAAAAAGGGAAACAAAGATCAACAGGAGATAAAAACCAAACTCACAAATTTGAGACAGATGACAGAGCGAAGCAAGAAACTGAATGAATCTGTTATGAAGTCAATCATGAAGTCACCAATGCTTTGGCTTGGAGATAAAAAGAGCATTCCTGAGGGTTGGGAAATAGTCACTGAATGGTTACCTACAGAAAAAGGAAAATTGCCAAAACTTAATGTTGGCACACATTCTCACAGTCCAGTTCATAAACACACAAAATGATAAAAATTAAAAGCGAGAAAGAGACAATTCGAATTAGTGAAAATGAGCGACCCTATATGGCTTTTGAAATTGATCGACTTAACGAGTGCATAACAATTTTGACTCAGAAAAATAGGAAAGAATTTATATTCAAAAGTGATCTTTCATTTAAGACCTTGCAACGCTGGGAAAAAGTGGCTAAACTGTTATTGCAAGGTATCAAATATATAAAAACGAAAGAATATGGCAAAAAATAATAATGAATATAAGACTTCTGACCTTTATGAGGCTTCGGCTATCTATGCAAAACACGAAAAGCTAGTCGGAATTGAAACGACAAAAAAACCCTATGTTTTTATATTTGCAAACTATGATGTTTGCAATGTAATTAGTCTTGAATATATCAATAACGAACTGGCAGTCTTGGCAAAAGACTATGCAGACGCTATCAAGTTACTTAAAAGCCGAGTGAATACGATGTGATATGCGCGATCCTATGCCAAAATATCAACCTGAAATGTTGATAATATGGGCGTCAATTACAGCTTATATTACATTGATTTTGACATTCAAATTGATGTTATTTTTTGAAATATTTTGAATATGATCACAGAAAAAATAAAGATAAACTACAAAGGTAAAAATGTTGAACTTGAAGTTCGACACAATACTCAAGATGAGCCAATGGCAAGAGGCGAAGTGTTTGAGCGCAACTATTACAGAGAATACGGCAAATTAGAAATCAAGAGCGGAGACACAGTCTTTGATCTTGGAGCAAATGTCGGATCATTCTCAATTCTTGCAGGTATTGAGGGCGCAAGAAAGATTGTCGCAGTTGAGCCTCACCCTGAAACAATTGCTTTGCTTGAAAAGAATCTCGAAACAAACGGCGAATTTTTCGCTGAACCTGTAACAGTTTTTAGAGGTGGAATTATGGGAGAAAGCAAAGAAGAAGTACCATTTTATTTGTGCAATGATCCTTATGGCTCAGGCAGTCACACTCTCACGCTCAATTTTGACAACAATCCTCTAGGCTTCAAATCATTCACAGTCAAGACAATCTCACTTGATCAACTTATGGAGAACACACAGACAGACACAATTGATTTTCTTAAATTAGACATTGAGGGGGCAGAGTATGAAGTTTTGAAAAACTGTCAGAAGTTAGATCATATCAGACAAATTTCAATGGAGTGGCACCATGGACCAGTTTTGTTTGCAGATTTGTTGACTTTCTTAAAAGGAAAGAATTTCAGTGTTGCATGGTTTGAGGGAGATGATCAAAGAGGAAAATTGCAGATGAGACAAGGGGGCATATCATGACAGAATTGAAAAAAGGCACTATATTGCAAAACAGAGTCAATAATCACGAATATATTGTCACTGCTGTGGATATTAGAAAAACATCAGTCACTGTTAAGAGCTTAACTGGCACAGATGAAAAAATGCTCAGTCTCAAAAACTTGCAAAACTTTGTTAATCTTGGTATATCTAAAGATACCTTGATTGGAAAAACCTCAAAAAGGGGTGTATCGAGTCAAGTTCAGAATAGACGAAACAATGGGAGAAAATCAACAAAAAAATGATTCAAAGCCAAAAGCTGAAGTCGAGAGCGTAAATGTTCCCGATTCTTCCTCGTCTATTGTGCAAGACTTCAGAAAAATAGAAGATTTAATTGAATGGGATAAAAATCCGCGAAAAATCACTGATCTTGATTATGTTCGACTAAAAGATCAAATCACACTACTCGGTCAATACAAACCTCTTATCATAAACGAGAAAAATGAAGTTCTAGGCGGTAATATGCGCTTGAGAGCTTTTAAAGAATTAGGATTCAATATGCTTTGAGCGACAATGATCGTGCAGGCTACTATGACAATGACATGCTTGCAAAGTTAGTGAAGCAATATGAGAATTTTGATTTCAGCGCTTATGCAGTCGATATTCACGCCCCTGTCACAATTGACTTGGCTGTCACAGTTCCAAATCTAGGAGAAGAAAATTTTGATAACCAAAGACTTGATGAACAAGATACAAAATCAGTTACATGTCCAAAATGCGGTCATGAATTTGAAGCTTAATTATTGCAGTTTTCAATCAGCAAGATATGCTGTGATGAATTGGCATTATTCAAAGTGCATGCCAGCAGGCAAGCTCGTTAAAATAGGCGTATGGGAAAATGATATTTTCAAAGGTGCGGTGATATTTGGCAGAGGTGCAAACAACAATTTGCCAAAAAGTTTGGGTATGAAAGTCACTGAATGTTGTGAACTTGTGAGAGTTGCACTTGATAAGCATGAGACAGAAACAACAAGAATTGTCGCAATTGCTTTGAAGCTTTTGAAGAAATCAAATCCAGGGTTGAAGATAGTTTTTTCTTATGCTGACCAAACAAATCAAGGTCATAAAGGCATAATATACAGAGCAGGAAATTGGAAGTATCACGGAATTAGAAAGCACAAGGGATATTTTCTCAATACGCGCACAGGTGAATATGAACATCAAAGGTCATTGAACTCGAAATATCACAGAGTGGTCAATTATCCCGACTACTACAGAGAAATGCCGAAAGAAATGTTCTTTGAAAAGCATTTTTTCACTTATGATTTGCGTAAATAATGAAGTGGTATCATGCTTTCTATCCAGAAAGTATCGCGGGTTCGATTCCCAGCTTTACGCTCAAGGGATACAAAATGTATTCAGACTTCTCTACTCCACCGAGAGGGTTGACACTCATTTTGTGCGTAGGTAGTGAGACACATGGTGGAGTAGAGAAGTGGTAGGTTAAATGTTAAAAATGCGTTAAATACGCGTTAATAGTTAACCTATGCAGAATATAAAAAATCTATGCAAAACAAATTAGAAAACATAATAACAGAGATCGATCAGTTGAAAATCATTGAACCGCCGATAGCAGTCGAAAGAATTAGTGATAAAAGACAAGCGTTTCTCGCAGGTCAAATGAATTTGCTTTTGCGTGTAAAATGGATAATTAAGAAAGGACTTGAAGAATTATAAATAATATGGCAGAGAAAAAGACAAAGGGAATTACAGGATTAAAAGGTCAAATGAACATTGTATTCTTTGGTGGATACTTTCATCTAAACATGAAGGGAATTCCTTTTGCATTAAGTAGAAGTGAATTGCAGTTTTTAATTGACATGTCAAATATAATGATTAGAGACTTTGGAGAAGAAGCCAATCAATAATATGCAAGAAGAAAATCAAAACTTACCAACACAGACAGATCAGCCAATTGACACTGATCCGAATGCAGTTGTCGACACTAATGCACAAGTTGTCAACAATGTTGTCAACACTGAACAACCAGTTGTCACTACACCTGACACTACACCTGACACTACATCAAGCGCTACACCCACAGAACCCATGGTTCAAGAAATGGCAAGTACACCGACACTTGAAAAACAAGTTGAAACAAGTGAACTACCTGCAAGAGATGGAAACGGCAGACTTTTGCCAGGGAATACTGCAAATCCAAATGGTCGACCAAGAGGATTGTCAATCACTCAACTTGTAAAAGACGCGCTTGAAGAAATAGCAAATGTGAATGATGAAAAGGGAAATCCTATCACTAACTACACATGGAAAGAGTTATTGATTAAAAAGATTCTTTTGAAAGCTGTTGCAGAGGGTGACAAAGATATGATCAAAGCAATTTGGAACTACATGGACGGAATGCCACTTCAAAACATAAAAGCAGAAGTATCGCAGGGGGAAATCTCACCTGATAAAATGAAAGAGATTGACGAGTTGTTCAATAAAAATGAAATTACCGAGACTGCAACCAATAATTGAAAAATATGGATACGAAACTGCAAGGCAATATTTTGTCGAAAGGTTTAGAAAGCCTGAAGCTATCGTTGAGTATAAGTGTTTATTCCCTGATCATCTCACTAGCGCAAGCGCACCCCTTCATGATGAGATTCTTCAAAAGATTCCTCAAGGTGGGAAGCAAGCTTTCGCAGCCCCAAGAGGTTTTGCAAAATCAACTGTAACAAATATACTCGGACTTTCATGGCTTGCAATATATGGACAGTATCACTTCATTATTCTTATATCAGATACATATACACAGGCAAAAATGCACTTGGGTGGTTTGAAATCTGAACTTGAAACAAATGAAGCGCTGAGATGGTTATATGGTGATTTAGTAGGTAAACAATGGGGAGAAGATCAGATCATTGTTAAAGGACTTCGAGGCAATGTCATGATCATGGCACTTGGTGCAGGTATGAAAATCAGAGGCTTGAAATACAATCAATATCGACCTGAACTTGCTGTCATTGATGATTTGGAGAACTCAGAGCTTGTGTATAGCGCAGAGCGCAGAGATAAGCTTGAGCGTTGGTTCAACTTTGATTTAATCCCTGGACTCGCAAAAGAAAAAAATGTTGTTTATTTGGGCACAATTCTTCACTATCATGCACTGCTGAAAAAAGTTATTGATCGAGTTGGAAAATATGAGAGTTGGAAAACAAAGCTTTTCAAAGCATTAAATAATGGCATAAGCGCATGGAAGTCAAGATATTCAACAGAAGAACTTGTCGCAATGAGGGACGATCCAAGCTCTCCAAATTATGTTGGCTCAATTGTTTTTGCACAGGAGTATCAAAATGAGCCTCAAGATGATCAAGACAGAATAATCAAGCTTGAATGGATAAAAAGCTATAACTACCAAGCAAAGTTGAATTCTATTGAGGGCATGAATGATGTTGTGAGAAAAGATTTGTTTTTGAAGTCACTTGAAAGATATGCAGGCGTTGACCCAGCAATCGGAGAAAAAGAAACAAGCGACAATTTCTCAATGTATGTAATGGGCTTTGACAGATTGACAGGAGAAGAATTACAACTCGATTTGATTCATGGAAAGTTTACCATTGACGAGCAAGTTGAAAGAATAGTAAACTGTTGTATTGAGTGGCGCATTGAAGTGTTAGGAATCGAGACAGTTGCTTATCAAGCAGGTCTGTATCAGTTGGTAAAAAAACAATTGCAAATTAAGGGCATAAATACTCGAATAGTTGCAATCAAAACTGATAAGGATAAAATAAGAAGGGCAAGGATTCACAGCACTGCTTTTGAAGGTGGTTTTGTGAAATTAAGGACAGATCACCCAAAAAGTGATATTATTAGACGAGAGATTGAGGAGTTTCCTTTTGGAGAGCATGATGATTCTTTTGACAGCTTAATGCTAGCAAGAGAAGTCAGAGTGAAGCCAAAATCGAGAGGATTTGTAAAAAAACCGAGTGGGTTCTAAAATATAAATATGACATTAAAACAGATATACGACAAGTTGACAAATGATTCACGCTTCAGTGAATATCAGATATATGAAAAACTTTTTCTTGGTGATCACTTCGGCGCTTTCTCAATAAAATCAGATGACTTCAAGAATGATTATGCAAAGCTTCGATATTTAGTTGCAAACTTTGCGGGGTTAGTTTCAAAGGTTATTACAGACATGCTTTTTGGTGAACCAGTAACAATCAAAGATGACAAGAATCAAGATGTTGTTGACGCAATAGTTTTTGAAAATTCTCTTGATACTTTATTTTATGAACACGCAATGGCAAATTCATATTTTGGAGATAATATATTCAAGATAAGAGTTGAGAACAACAAATTGATCATAGGAGATACACCACCAGCACTATATATCCCTGAACTTGATTCAAGTGATGTCAAAGCAAAACCAAAAAGAATTCATCTTGCATGGATTCACACAGTAAACAAAGATGAACAATATCTTGTTGTTGAGACACACGAACCACCTCTTGTCAAAGTTCAAGTTGGTCAAATCATAAAAGGCGAAGTCACAACGACAACTGTTGAGGCGTTTAATAAAAAAGCAGGTACTTCATATGTTGAAAGTGTTGACACAAAGATCAATCGTTTCTTGATCAAGCATGTTGCAAACTGGAAAACAAGGGGTCATTTCGGCATTTCAGACTTTGTTGATTTGAAACCTTTATTGTTTGCACTTAATAACAGACTAACAAAGAGCGACAATATTCTTGACAAGCATTCTGACCCTATTCTTGCAGTACCTGAAGGGGTTATTGATCAAGAGGGAAATGTCAGAAAAGAAGCTTTCAACATGTTTGAAATGGACGAGAAAGGCAACAAACCTGAATATATAGTTTGGAATGCAAACCTTGAAAGCGCATTCAAAGAAATTGATCAATTAGTTGATTTCTTGTTCATGTTCTCAGAAACATCACCTGACGCTGTAGGCAAAGGCACAAATGGCGCAGCCGAATCGGGTCGTGCATTGAAGATGAGACTTTTGAGAACAATCGCAAAGAGAAATAGAAAGAAGTTGTATTACGATCAAGCTATAAAAGATTTGATATTTACAGCAGAGTTATTGCTTCAAGCAAACCCTGAATTTTTCATCAGTGAAGATTTCAAGACATTAAAAGTCAAAGAAGCAAGATTGCCACAAACAATATGGCAAGACGGAGTTGTCAACGATGAAATTGAAAGAACTGAGACAGTCATTAAAAAGATTGAGGGCGGAATAATGAGCAAGAAACAGGGAATCATGTCTCTTGAGAACATTGAGGCTGACGAAGCTGAGAAAATAATGAAAGAGATAAAAGATGAGGACGCAAGCTTCACAAGTTTTGTCGACAACTCAAACATGGACAAAACAAACAAGGGCGATTCAAAGAATCAGAAAAAAAATGATTCAAAAGAATAGCAATGTATGGCAAAAAATGATTACAATGAAGATCCATTATTGAGTGCCAGTGTCTTGATGAAAGATAAAAGGCTCAATCTTCTTTTGAGTTATTACAAGATAGCCACAAAAAAGCTTACAAGTGAACTTGAAAATGCCACAGACTTCGGCAGATCATACAGAATCAGAACTCTCAAAAGCATTGATGAAATATTAAAAACTCTTGATTCAAAAACTTCAGATTGGTTCAAGAAAGAAGTTGAAGAATATTATAAAACATATGGAGATTATGCAGTTGATAAAATCAAAGGCGACGGCTTCCCTGTTGCTTCGAGTTTTAATGTAGTTGATCAGAAAGCTATTCAAGCACTAACAGATGAGATAATGACTTATTACAGAGACGCATATTCAGGCGTAAAAAGAAGCGCAATGAGAATGCTGAATGAGGCTGCTCGATCTCAAGTTCAAACTTTACTTGCAACAGGTAGAATCTCAGGAGAAGATCGCAGAACAATCAGCGACAGAATTGCAGGATATTTGAAGCAGGGGTTCACGGCGCTCACAGACAGAGGGGGTAGAAAATGGACTCTTGAAGCTTATGCAGAAATGCTCACGCGTACTATGCTAGTCAAGACAGCCAATGAGGGCGTTAAAAATCGACTAGGTCAAGCGGGATACGATCTTGTACAGGTGTCGTCACATTCTGCAAGTTGTAGTTTGTGCGGACCATGGGAGGGTAAAATCTTATCAATGAGTGCAAGAAGCAATGAATATGATTCAGTTGACAAAGCAGAGGCAAACGGACTCTTTCACCCAAATTGTAGGCATAGACTTTTACCATATCATCAGTCATTATTAGAAGTGTCAACAGTTTGGGATTCTGAAACGCAAACATATATCAAACTATGAACATCAATCTCGACAAACAGTTTTTGAAAAATTATAAACACGGCAAAATTATCGCTTCACTTTATAATTTCGAGGAGCGATGGTTTCCTGTTGGTTCACTCATTCAACCGATGAATTTAGATCGATCTGAACTTAAAAAGACAAAAGAGGACATAAACGAGAATCGCAGAGTTGACCCAATT